CGCCGCCGTCCTTCAGACCCTTGACGAACTCGCGGTACTGGTCGGGCGAGTCGTGTGCGGTGACCTCGATGGCCTCGCGCTCCCGGCTCGGCCCGGAGATGTCCGTGATATTCGCCACGACCTCGAAGGTCCCAGGCGTGTTGGTCTCACGCTTGAACTGGGTACCCCATGCATCCTGTCCTGCCATTGGTCACACCTCCTGCTGGTGAATCACTATCCGGAATTGTACCGGTACGTGGCGGATCTCGGGGTCCGGGTCGCGCAGCGTACTCAATTGCACGAATCGGATCGACACCACATACCACGAATCCGGAAGGGCCAGGGAGGCCCGCTTGTGATCGAGAATGGGACTGATCTCATTCACGATATCCAGCGCGGACTTGAATCCGAGGGATTTCGTCCACACATGGATAGTGGTGAGAATGTCCCAGCCGAATCCGCCGTGCCAGTTATCCGGAATGGCGAAGCTCTCACCAATAGTGACCCATGGCTTGGCCACATCCTCCGGCACATTGTCGTAGACGTCAGCTGCGATCTCGCCGTCCAAAGCGGCGAACAGCTGTGCCTGAAGCTCGTTGATCGGCGGCATCGCCAGAGGAGTACTCATCAGCTGATCTCCCCCTCGATACGGCGCGCGATGCGGGACGGACCGTTGGCCCGTGCCCACTGGACTGTGGGTGCTACGTACGGCTGAGCCGGTGAGCGGCTGGTTCCGTTCTCGACATACGAGGCATAGTCCACCCCGCGTGGCCCGACGGTGTAGCCATTGCCAGCCTGCTCAGACGAGATTGAGTCGCGGAGCTTTCCGGTGTCCACTGGCACGACACCCTTCATGTGGTCTGCGACCTCGTCTGCAAAGTCAGCGACCGCTTCCTGGGTTACCCCGGCCAGTCGGTCCGCGATACTCTGCAGACGACGTTGTGCGGAGGACAGGCCCCGAGCCCTAATTCCCACGACGCCTGCCCTCCCGCATCTGCACCCCGAGCATCCCGAGCAACGACCATGCACTGGACTCGTCCCAGTTACCAGCACGGGCTGCAGCTTCCGCCCGCTCACGTGCCTCTGTGGGACCGATCGGCCGCTCCACGGGAGCCGTCCTATCTGCATCCGTCATGGCGCAACTCCTTCGCTCTGGATGAGCTCCACGTCGGCGCGTCGGTACACGCCGTCTGTGGATGGTTCGACGACAGTCGCGACCCGGTACTTCTTGGTCCCGAGACGATATTCATCGCCACGGCGAATGTCGTCGTCGTGATCCTGGTACACCTTGTGTGTCATGGATGCACCAGCCTGCTCTGCCTCAAACTGTTCACGTGGCGTCGCCTGGACCAAGCGGACCTTGCGAGCCGTTTCGAGCAGAGCGTACGTATACGTCTGCCCGCCCTGACCATCAGAGGTAAGAGCACGTCGATATACATCGAGTGTGCTGTTGAGCAGGTGTGTTACCTTACTCATAGTGGTTGCCCCCGCCCATGGGCCTCCAGGGGAAGAATCCATCCAAGTCGCCGTTCTCGACGAGCACCTTCTCGCTCGGAGTCATCGGGTCGATGGTGCGGGTCCGCTTCCACTTGAGCTTGGTAATCCAGCGCTGCGCGATCGGAGCGAGCATCGCGGAATCCTCCGACGACCCTCCCGACCCCGAGCCGCTGGAGCCATTGGTGTAACTGTAGTCGCCGAGCGTCTCGCTCGCCTTCTCGGTGCCGGTACCGAACTCGTCGGTGCCCTGCTCCTTCTGCCACTTGGCCTGCCAGCTGACGGCCTGCTTCAGTATCCGCAGCGTGCGCGGCTGAAGGTCGTCAACGAGTCCATAGTGGATGTCTGTGTACAAGTCGATGATCGACTGTGCCGTGTTCAGGTCCGACTGGAACAGCGTGACCCCTGTGATGCTTGACGCCTCAGCCGGGGTGGCCCAGGTGTCCGTGCACTCCTCCGGCGTTGACACGTCCGCCTCCTTTGAGGCTTAAGGGCGGCTCGCTGGCCGCGTAACGAACGAACGCCCCGGTCCCGGTGAAAGGGGCCGGGGCGTCCTCGGCAGGCCGCCTACGGGGCGCTGACGGCCTTGCGGGCTTAGCTCAGCGCGGAGCCGTCGTCGACCAGAAGGGCGAACGCCTTCTCGTGACCGAGCGCGAAGCCCTTGCGGTCACGGATCTTGACGTTGGCCTCGTCCGTGGTCGAGATCGCGGCCGGGATCGGCTGGGTCTCGACGTTGGAGCGGTCGCCGATGATCAGGAAGTCGCGGTTCGCGAAGACCATGATCGGCGCACCGGCCGGAGCCTGAGTGGCCGTGGCGGACAGGCGGCAGCCGTTCGACCAGCGGACGGGGATGTCGAAGACGGTGTCCGGCGTACCGGCGTCACCACCCTGACCCCGAACGAAGATCGGCTGGCCCTGGTCGTCCTTGATCTGGCGGAGCTGCTTGCGGAAGGTCGGGTGCGCGATGACGACGGAGAGCGACTCGTCGAAGTAGTCGCCATCCTCGTACCGGCCCAGGGCCTCCGAGAGCTCGTCGTACTCCACCTGACCGGCGGTCACGGTGCCGACGATGTTGTCGTTGGCGGTGTAGCCCGTGGTCGCGTTGGTCTGCGTCAGCGCCCGGTACACCGAGGTGTAGGGGACGGTCGGCGCGTTCTCCGCAGCGGTCGTGGCCAGGGTCGCGTTGTCGAAGTACTTGCCGTACGAGGTCGCCCAGTCGATCTCCTTGGCGGCGATGATGTCCGCAGCGGAGTCGTTGAGGTCCTCTTCGGCGACGGTCAGGAGACCGGTGTGCTTCCGCGCGGTGAGCAGGACGTCGTCGTTCTCGTCGTTGCTCGCCGTGTACTGGCCGGACTTGTTGAGGGTCTTGACCTCCATGCCGCTGGAACGCGGCACCTTCTTGGTGGCCGAGCCCATGGGGGTGTGACGACCCCAGAACATGACGGCGGAGACCTGGTTGACCCGCTGGATGACGGCGGAGTCGGTCTCCTCCGGGATCCAGTCGTCGAAGTTGTCCGCCGCGCCACCGATGACCGGGTAGATCGGCGAGCCGTTCTTCCGATAGCCGATGACGTCGCCGGGCTCCAGCTCGGACCAGACCACCTGTGCCGCGCGCTTCGCCGCGAATGCCGCCTTGCGGGCCGACCAGTCGGACATGAAGTCGATTTCCATATGTGTACCACCCTTCGGATTCAGTTCCGATTTGTCGAGAAATGCAAACAGCCCCAGGTTGGGGATTGCCCCACCCAGGGCTGCTGCACGGCCGCAAGGCCGTCGCACAGGGGCAATGATACCCCATCCAGCGAATTAGTCCGCGATACCACGAAGGCGGTTGGCGACTCGCTCTGCAGCTGTGAGCTTCTTGCCCTCGCCACCAGCATCGCCTCCACCGGCTCCGCCAGCCGCCCTGGAGCTCGCGCCCTTGGTACGACCGGTACCGCCCTTGCCCTCGTCGCCACCCTCGCCGGTGCCCGCCTTGCGTTTGCGGACGGGCGTCGCCTTGCGCGCGCCGAAGTACTCGGCGAACTCCTTCTTGATGGACATGACCTGGTCGGTCACGTCGATCGAGCCGTCCTCGTCGTCGATGTCCACGTCCGCGACATCGATCATCTTGACGAGCTTGTCGACCAGGCTCGGACGCGCACCCTGAGCCATGAGCTCGGCCTTCGCGGCCATGCGGATGACGACGGGCTTGAAGGCGTTCTTGCCGTCCTCCTTGGCCTTGTCCACGAGCTCGTTGATCCGGCGCTGCGCGGCCTCGGTGTCGACCTCTTTGCCAGCGGTCTTCTTGAGCTCGTCGAACTGCTCCTGCAACGTGGCGTAGTCCGAGGCCAGCTTGGCCTTCTCGGTCTCGGACGCCGTCAGACGGACGCCACGGTTCTTGGAGTTCTTCAGCTTCTTGATGTAGGCGGCACGAAGAGTCTTGACCTCGGCGAGAAGCTGCTCAGGCGTCTTGCCCTTGTCCTCGTCGTCATCGTCCTCTTCTTCGTCCTCCTCCTCGTCCTCGTCGCCCTTGCCCTTGTCGTCCTCTTCCTCGTCGTCCTCGTCATCGTCACCCGAGGCGTACCAGAAGGGGGAGAAGGGATCGCTGGCGTAGGGACGAGCCCATCCAGGCTCGTATCCGTCCACACCGGCCGCTGTGAGCAGGTCGAGGCCGCTGGCCTTGGCCGCCTTCAGGCCGGGACGGAGAAGGTTCTGCATCATGTGTTGTTACCTCACGGTGAATTGGTCGGAACACTCCGGCCCCGAGCGAACTCGCCGTTCTTCAGATCACGACGAGCCCGCTCGAGCACGGTCTTGGGGAGACTGGGATTGCCCGAGAGCAACTCCTTGAGCGCCCGAACTCTGGACGCATTGGATTCGCTAGGTAGTGAGAATCCCCTTGCCACAGATCGCTGCGCTTCCCTGCTGACCGCTTCTGGCAAGCTTACCTCGCCAGGCTTAGCCCACGCTGGATTCCACGGCACGGGCCTGCATCGGCAATGTGGATGCAAAGGGGGACGGACACCAGGGGCATTCTTATCCACCTGATTGGGATCCCAGGACTGGCCACCAGTCCAGTCCTCGCCCTTGTCGACGATCTGACCCGCATACTTCAGGCAGCGTGTGCATGCATCTCGCTCTGCAACCCATACCTCTTGCGGTGCCTTGTTGGCGACAGCCGTTGCCTGCATCGTCTTGGTGACGTTCTGATTGACGGTCGTCGTGATCGTTGCCTGGGCACGGCTCACAGCGTTGCGAGCCCGCATCAGGCCCGACAGCAGGCCACGGAGCCCAAGCCTCTCGATGATCGGCCGCTTCAGGAGCGCCTTGGACTCCTTGAGTCCGTCCTCAACAGCTGA